CACTTTCAACACGGAACTTGGGAAATTCAGGTATGTGTGCTCTTTTCACAATGCCTTGTGCTACACACCAATTGTAAAAGTTTTTCAGTATAACCAATTCATTGTGTACTGTTGATGAAGTAGGTGCAGTGCCTTTGGGTGTAAGCACAGTTCTACGCCACACTATCCAATCATTCAATGTGTGTTCTGTTACAGTTTCTATTCTGCTGTTGCCCAACTTAAACAAAAAATATTTTTGGAAACAGTTGGTGTACTGTCTGTATTTTTTATCATTGTATTCATCTTTGCACCACGCATCCCATCTTTTGTACAAGTTTGAAATGTAGGGTGTTTGCGTAGGCACAGTTCCAAAATCTTTGTAGTGTACACGCAAGTCATCATAACGTGCATATGCAGTTGCTTTCGCAGTTTCCAAATCATTTGTGCCACAAGTTTCTCTAACATAGGTTGTGCCAATCTTTATCTGCATATGCCAAGTTTTGTTTCGCAGTCCCAAAACAATGGCGCCGTCATTCAATCTAATTTTTTTTGCGTACATCTTTTCTCCTAAAACTTTTTGTGTATGTTATGTGTACTATATTAACACGGATCTGTAATCTGTCAACCAACGAGAAATGGCAGTTTTATTGGCTTTTTTAACTTTTTTTTGTGTTATTTTTGGAGAATGAACATTTTAACAGTAAATCCTTTCATAAATTAACACAGGAATACTGCGGGTTTTTATCATCTATTTTTTGTTTGTGTAGGGTTTGTGTATTGTTATTGGCTCCGTAGACAGGGCTTGAACCTGTGACCCTCTGATTAACAGTCAGATGCTCTACCAACTGAGCTACTACGGAACACGTGGACATTATTATACAATTTCTATAAAAAAGCAATATGGTGGATTACAAAGATATAGCATTTGGATTAGACGACAGCATTACACATCAATGGGACAGAATGGTAGAAGAAGCAAGAGATATGTTTTTGGAACATTGTGAAAACACAAAAGAATTAGACGCATTTTATGAAGAAATATCCAAAATAGATAATTTGGGTGGACTTACAACAGATGTATTAACAACAGCATATGAAAGATTATCAGATGAATGGTGGACACCAGAAACAAATGTATAAAATAACCCCATAACCACTTCAAAAACACCAAATTTAAATAAATACTAACGAGACGAACTGTATGACATAGCAGTTAATCTCTCCTAATGTAACGCAAGTTACACGATATATTAATGTATGCCTTTACATTGAAGCCCTATGTTCGCGTTTTTCCATACATAGGGCTTTTTCGTTCACATAAATATTAGCGAACAGCAATTTATAGAAGGAAAAAGCACAATGGCAGGTAGAAAAAAAATAGTTGATGACAACTACGAAAAAATCTTAAAAGAATTTTCACAACAATATTTTGATAATGAATTAGCACACGGGCACGAACTGTTTTCAGATAATGCGTGGCCCACACCAGATGACGCAAAGTATGTACAAAAGGCAACGTTCTTAACCAATTGTAGAAAAGCACATATGTTGTTGCTTAAACAAATGGCAGTACACATAAGTGGATTAAACAATGCATCATCAACAACACCAGACAAAAATGGTGAAGCAGACAAACTATTAAAACAAGCAATGGAAAGGTTAAAACCTAAAGAAGAAGAAACAGAAACAAACACAGATAAAAAAGATGAATAATGCAAGTACCATTCAAAGTTTTTTTAGACACGCAAAATATTTTATCAGGTATGACAACACCACAGCTACATTTAGATGTAGCTGATTGGTTAGAAAATACAAAAAAAGACCCACGTAGAATATTACAAGTTTTTAGACACGCAGGCAAAAGTTATATTTTGTGTGTGTATGTTGCGTGGCGTCTTATGAATGATCCAAACTACACTTGCATTATTGTTAGTGCAAAAAAAAGTTTGGCAATGCGTAACTCAATGATGATACGTTCAATTATTGAAAGCAATCCACTTACACAACATTTGAAAAGTGAACTGTACACGTGGCAAGCAAATCAATTTACAGTTGAAAGAGACAGCATACAACTTAACCCCAGTTGTACAGTTACATCTATTACATCAGGTTTTACAGGTATGCACGCCACAGAAATAATTGGAGACGATGTTGAAATAAGTTCAAACGTAACAACAGAAGATGCACGTAACTTTTTGAAAGACAGAGTTATGGAGTTTGGTAAAATTGCACAACAAGTTTTATTAGTTGGAACCCCACATCACTCAGAAAGTTTGTACACACATTGTCAATCAATTGGTTATGAAAGTGTATTAAAAAAACCTGTGTATGACGCAGACAGCAAACTTGCTTGGGACAATCACGTTGATGGAATGTTTAATTGGGAATGGTTAGAAAGACAAAAGAATGAAAGTACAGAAGGAGACTTTAAGGCGCAGTACTTATTGATACCAAGTAGTTCATATGAAACACTTATACAAACAGACAAAATTGATGTGTACGAAGAAGACATTACAATTAACCACATACCACAACCAATGGGCAATTACTTGCCTGTTGTTAAAATTGGTGAAAACCAAATCACAAGAATGTGTGCAGGTTGGGATCCTGCATTAGGATTACGTGGAAGAGATGACAGTGTGTTGGCAATTACAGCACGTGATGACAAAGGTATTACATATGTACACGATGTTATTGAATTAAGTGGTGCAGAAAACAAAGAATTTGACAAGCAGTGTGAAGAAATAATTTTAGCTTGTGACAAATATAAAATTGGACACATATTTTTAGAAGAAAACTTTTCACCTACACTAAAAACAGAACTGAATAGAAAAGCACGTGAAATGAAAAAGAAAGTAATTGTTATTGGTGAATTTAGAAACAGCAACAAATTAAATTTTATGGCACAGCAATTGGAACCAATTATAAAAGTAGGCAAGATGCGTGTTCATAAACGTGTTGTAGAGAACAGTCATTTTATGTCACAGTTAGAAGAGTTTCCTTACAACAAAATGGATGATTGCATAGATGCTGTATCACTTGCATTATCAAAATTACCACAACCTAATGTTGATATTACAAAAATACCATTGATACAAAGTCCAATGCAAATGGCAGGTGGCAAAGCAAATATCACAAATAGATAAAAGCATAAATAAGCATAAGGAGTACACAATATTATGGGCGGATCAAGTTCAGGTAGCAGTAGTGGGGGCGGAAGCAGTAGAAGAAGTTATCCCAATACTCCACCACCAAGTGTTATCAGCAGAAGAAGTTATGTAACAACACCAAGTGGTAAACCAATTTTTACATCAAGCGGCAGTATGGTACAAAAACGTACACCTGCACAGATACAAAGAGACAACAATAGAAACACAGGCGGCGGCGGCGGAGGCGGCGGCGGAGGCGGAAATAATAATCCACCACCAGTAGCACCACCAACAGCACCACCAATAGCACCACCAGTAGATGATGGTACAGGCAGTGGTAAAATTTTAAATCCAACTGTATTTTTATTACAAAGAGAACAACGTAGAAGCAGATTAGGTAGAAATTATTTTAGTTTGTTAGGCATAAGTGAACAATTCACAGGTGCAAGAAGGAATACATTATTTTAAATGGGTAGAAGTAGTTCAAGCAGTGGTGGAAACGGTGGTTCAAGTAGAAATAAACCACGTGTTAATTTAACATCAGCACCAATTTACACAGATGCAATCGTAAGAGGGCAACGAGGTGCGTTAAATGAAGTTAGATTACAAAACACTGTACAAGATATAACAAAGTCTCAGATTGCCAATCCATCACGTATGAAAGGCTCAGATGATAGCAAACGTGTTTGGAGTGCTGTGGCAAGTAAAGATGGCAACTATGTAAAGGATAGCAAAGGCAACGCTATCCGTACTAAAAGTGGTAGCATAGTTATGACAAGCAGAGGCAGAAAAGAGTATGAAGCAGAAATGTCTCGTATACCACTGTCAGAAGCCCAAGTTAAGTCACAGCAAAAGTTTGTAAATATAATGAGCATACCACTATTGTTTGTGCCAGGTGGCGGCATAGTTGGTAGTGCAATGCGTAATAATATGAAACGTAATCATTACGCGGGTGGGGACAAAGTATTCACTTACAAAGGTGATACTGAACTTACGCAGGCAGAAATGAATGAAATTGCTACTGAAACATTAAAAGCACAAGGCAAAGAAGTTGAAGGACAGGTTGATTTGAAAAAGAGAAAACCAAAAGGCAACTTCTTAACACGAATGGTTGGTAATGTTTTTGGTGCAAAACAAAGTTTAACAGGAGGTAATTTTTAATGGGTGGAATATTTTCAAAACCAAAAGTGCCAGATCCTTTAGAAGTAGCAAGAGCAAATGAACAAGCACGTAAGGAAGCACAAGACAAAGCAGATGCAGAGCAGAGAGAGGCAGAAGGCAGATTTGCCGCAAGTGAAGAAAGAAGTAGACAACGTAAACGTAGAGGAAGAAGTGGTTTGATTGCAAATCCAACAGGTTACTTGGGTGTAACTGAAGATTTTTACAATCCAACAAACTTATTATATTAGATGAAAACATACGATACAAATTATACAAAAAGTCTTTTTAAAAAAGCAAAAGAGGCACGTCAAAAGCACGAGGAAGAAATTAGCGAAGCGTATGGTTTTACATATCCGCAACGTGACATTTGGCGTTCACAAGAATCAAATACAGACAGAACAAAATTATACGATATGACAGCTGTAGATGGCGTACAAAATTTAGTTTCTACAATTTTAAACTTGCTTATACCACAAAACCAACAGTGGGCATATTTAGATGCACGTGAAGAATTGAAAAAAACAATGGCGCCAGATGTAAGACAAATTTTAGACATTACAAACAAAACAATTTTTAAAACACTACGTGATGGTAACTTTTATGTTGCTGTTTCAGAAGCATTACAAGATTGTGTAATCGCAGGCACAGGTGCAATAGCATTGTACGATCCAATGCAAGAAAATGGACAAATTGATTTTATGGCAATACCAACAAATCAATTGTACTTCCTAACAAACTACAAAGATGAAGTTGAAACAGTGTTTAGAGAACACGAACAAACAACACAGTTTGTATATGAACGTTATGGTTACAATATGCCTCATTTAGAAAAAGAAGCAAAAGAACAACCAGAAAAGAAAATGAAAATTTTAGAATGTGTACACAGAAAAACAGGCGACAAAGATATGACGTACAGTGTACATATTGGTAAAGATATGCAGTGTGTAGAAGAAACATACACACCAGTAAATCCATTTGTGATATTTAGATTTGGTAAAACACTTGGCGAAGTATGGGGCGAAAGTCCTGTGCGTAGTTCATTACCACACATAAGAGTTGCAAATGAAGTTGCAAAACTAATTTTAACACAGGCAAGTTGGGCAGGTTTAGGTGCTTGGCAAGTGTCAAGTGATACAACAGTAAACTATTCTAATATGAAACTATCACCAGGTGATGTTGTTACTGTGGATTCACCACTTACACCAATTCCATTTGCAGGTAACTTTAGTTTAACAATGGCAACTGTAGAGGACCAAAGAGAAAGTATTAGAAGAATGTTGTATTCAGATACACTTCTTCCGCCTGCACAGTCAAACACAATGACAGCAACAGAAGTACAGGCAAGACAAGCAGAATTTTTTAGACGTATTGGACCACACGGACTACGTTTAGAAAATGAATTACTACGTCCGTTAATAAAAACACTTGTAACTAAATTGCAAATTAGAGGTATTGTACCGCAATTTGTTACTGATGAAGGCACATTTACATATGTGGTTAATTCAGCAGTACGCAAAGGAACAGCAATGCAAACAATTACAAGAGACTTGCAACTACTACAAATGGTTTCACAACTTGGACCAGATGCAATTATGCAAGTAGACGTAGCTAAATTGGCAAGGAACATTTTACGTGAAGGTGATATGTCACCAGACGTAATCAGAGACTTACGTGAAGTTGAACAAATGAAACAGCAAATGGCACAGCAACAGCAAATACAAGGAATGGCACAACAGTTAACAAATGAACAACCAACAGACGAAGAACAACAACCTCCACAAGCCTAAAATCAAATTGGTATCAGGCGCAGACTACAACAACCCAAAAGGTTGGTGGATCCTACACGAAATGATTAGACAACAAGTAGAAGGCGATGACAAAGGCGACTACGATCCGCAGTGGTTAAATTGGATGATACAATTGGATACACAACCCAACGGATACACCACAGGTGTAGAAGATACAGAAACAGGTGAACTATTGTGTTTGCTTGTGGCAGAATGGGTACACAATATGTGGGTACGACAGAGAGATTGTGTGGTTGTTGGAATATTAAAACGCAAACATTGTCCAAGTAAATACATAGACTTAATGATGCATCAAACAGAGTATTGGGCACAAGACAATGATTGCAAACAAATAAGTATTAACACGTGGGACGGACGCAAAGGTTATTTGGCTTGGGCAGAACGCAAAGGCTATACCTTACGTGGTTACACAGTAGCAAAGGATTTGAAATGAAACACAATGAACTGAAAGAATTAAGGCAAGTGTACAAAAGCATTTTTGAAACAGACGCAGGCAAAAGGATATATTGGGATTTACAACGTATTGCAAACCAAAACAGAGTAGATTCAGATTCACCCAACCCCTATGCGTGTGTGTACAAAGTGGCACAACAAGCACTGCTCAAAAGAATAGACAATATGTTGGAACAAGAACGTCCAACAACACAGCAAATTATTGAAGGGAAGTAAACAATGACAGATGAAGTACAAAACACAGAGCAACAAGCTCCAACAGAACAAACAACAGAACAAGCAACCACAAACACACAACCAGACAACTTGCTTGACACTGCACCTACAACAGAAACAACAACAGATGCAGAGACAGGTGAAGAACGTCCACAATGGTTGCCAGAAAAGTTCAAATCACCAGAAGACTTTGCCAAAAGTTATTCAGAATTAGAAAAGAAAATTGGCTCAGTTGAAAAAGCACCAGATGAATATGATTATTCATTTGTGAAGGATATGGGACTGCAAATGGACGACACACAGGTTAAAGAAGCAAATGAAGTGTTTAAGAGCTACGGACTGACACAAAAACAAATGAAGGGTATGATGGCGCTGTATTCAGACAGTGTTAATCAATTGCAAGAACAGATGCAAGGACCACAGATTGACAGTGCGAAAGAGATGCAAACAGTGAAAGATGTTTGGGCAGACAAGTATGACACACGCATAGAATCAACACGCAACTTTGCAAAGAACTTGAATCCTGCAACATTGGCGGCACCTATGGCATCAACAGCAGAAGGACTACAGATACTGCACGACGCAATGCTGTACAGGAACGGACCCAATCCAATGCAACAGGGCACAACCGCAGGTGTTAGCCGTGCAAGTTTATTGGAACAAGCACGTTCAATGATGAAGGACCCCAAGTACAAATTACCAGAAGGTGATCCTGTAGGCAACGCACACAGAAACGAGATATACAGACTGTATCAACAGATGGAACGAATGCCCGCAGACAAGTAGATGAGCAAACGTAAAATAATGGTGTTTCCCGCTGTGATAGAACGCAAAGAAGTATTGAGCAGACGCATTGCAGAAGCTGAGCAACAAGTGGAGCAGTACAAACACAACCCACTGCTTCACAAGTTGCACACCATACACGTGGATTATCTCTCGCAACAACTCAAACACAAATTGCTGTATCACAATGATAGAAGTGCTTTTATGCGACGAGTACGTGCAGAACACAAACACTTAAATAGTTTAACAAAGAGTGATGATGAAGAACGCACACATAATTGAATTTGAACATTTAAGACAGCAAGAGATTAACAGGATGTGCAAATGGGCAACAACTTGTACATTCCACAAATGGCACACACAGAGTAGAACACATCTGTTTGCTTTCGTATTTGAAAACAGAATGGATGCTGAACGTTTTATTATGCAATGGAGTCCATACTTTTCAAACCCAAACACACTTGATTAAACAATGCTACACACAATAGTTGTAATAACACTGACAGCATATTGGTTAACATTGCTTGTAATGACACTGATACACTACACATAACACACACAAAGAAGCGAAGTATTAGAGAATACACAACACTTTTGTGAATGCGTAGACGCAGGTGGATATTGTTTATTATTGTGTGAACAATGTGAAACATTCATCACGCCGCCGCAGGCGAGGAAAACAATTACCTTTAAAGCAATATATTGGGACTCTCTCCCTCTCCACAATGGCCCACTGTGGCACAATATGTTGTGGCTGTACACAATGCTGTACACACCATCAGAGAGTGGTGGTAATAACCACTGTGTTTACTTGCTTTTTATGGTGAACGTATCAATTGTGAGCATTACAATTCTCCAAATGTTTTTACGTTGGGCCCAAAGTGGCACAGTTCTGCAACCATACCCCCCAAAATCCTGCCATTGTGGGCGGGCGGCTACTACGACAAAAATCTCTCCTATTTTTGCTTAAAATATTTCAATCTCACAAGGTTGTGTTGCGCCTTCACTATACTGATTTTGATACCACGCATTATGCACAGCAGTAAAAGGTATGCCACCTTGCCCACCAACTTGGAAATGGTTAAGCAAACTGTTGGTTAATGTCAAGTTGGGAATGATGTTCACAAAATCGTCTTCACCAGTTTGTTTGCCTACGTGTGTGCTCACCAACACACCATTTTGCACAGTTCCTCTGTACACTTCTATATAGGGTGGTGCATCAATGTCTATGGTAAACCCAGTGTCCTCAGTTCTGCTTGTGGTCCAACTGTTCACAGTACGTGAATGCAGTTGCACAGTAACACCGTACGTCCACGCGGCGTTATCACTGTCAGCTGAGCAGTTTAACTGTCCTGCATAGCGTGTGGTGTAATAATCTGTATCGCAACCAGTGTTAGCCAATAGTAACATCATCAACAACAACTGAACTGTTTTTGTCATTGTACGCAATTAAATTTTTTTTTGTTAAAAAAAACACCAAATTTTAATAGGATTTTCAGGTTGCTCTTTGCCCCACAGTGAAAGTATAATTAATACTGTATATGGACATTTGGTGTGTGCCACTGCGTTCAGGTACAATATGTTATGACAATTAGGGGAGACAAACCCAAATTAGCACTATTAAGTTAGAGGCTCAAGTCAGAGACAGTTGTTTAACAAGTTACAATTGTCAAGTAGGGCACACACTAAATAATGATGCACTCCACCATTTCTTACTATTCCTAAACTGTATGTGGCATTAGTGGGGTGCACCCTTTAAAGGGATTACACCCAAGTTTATATTATCCTATATCACTGTAAGTAATTGTATGGCACGTACAAAACAGTTCTACACTGTGCAATCGCTCTCACAATACAAAACAGTTCGCAATGGTTGTTGGGAATGGACACGCACACAGGACAATGGTTATGGCACCTGCAGGCACGGTGGTAAAACTTGGCGTACACATCGCCTTTCAGCTGTGTTGCACCGCATCAAAGGTTACAAAACCATAGAATCAAATGTTGTGTTGCATCGTTGCGACAATCCTATTTGTTTCAATCCAAAACATTTACAGATTGGCTCACAGTGGGACAACGTACAGGATATGAAACGCAAAGGGCGTTATAGGCATCACATACAAGATAAATAAATGCAATAGCAACTGTACACACCCTTTTGGACAATGTGGGCAGTTCAACTATAGTTGATTAACCTTGCGTAGGAGTAGATAATTTTTGCGAATACAAAAACCTGCAAATACACAAGACAATTACACAACGCGACACAAACACAAGTAAACTTATAAAGGAGTAATTAAAATGGCGATTTACGGATCAGGTTCCCACGCATACGATGGGGCAACATTTACAACAATGTTTGGCGACGAGGTAACACACGTTGCTCAACAAATGGCTTCTAACTTGCAAGGTGCTGTAAGAACAGTACGTGGCGTAGTTGGTAGCACATACAAGTTCCCAGTAATGGGCAAAGCAGGTTATGTAGTTAACAAAGCACCAGGCACAGATTTAGACGTTATGTCTTCTTCAGCTTTTGGTTCTTTAACTGCAACAGCAAACGCAAACACAGAGTACAAAGTAGCAGGTACATCACCAGCAACTTTTGAAACTGCATCAATCAAATCTTATGCAACAGGCGAATATGTAGATTCAATAGAATCTTTATTCACAAACGTTGACATTAGAAGTGCATATGCAGAATCATTGGGAGCGGCGATGAATAGAGCTTATGACACTGTAATCATTTCAGCTTTAGATGCGGCACACACAGAAGGTGGAACAGCAGGTTCTGCCATTGATGGTGCTAACTTAACTAAAGCAACATTGATTGCGGCACACAAGGCTTTAACAGCTAACAACGTACCAATGAGTGACAGATTCCTTGTTACAGATGCAAACGGTTTAGAAGACTTATTAGG